CGCGCCCGAAGTGAAAGGCGTTGTCGAATGGCTCGGCGATATGTCGCAACGCATGGGCCAATGGGCGCGCGATAACCCGACGCTCGCTAACGGCCTGATGAAAGTCGCCGCTGTCATTGCGATCGTGATGACGGTAATCGGCGGCTTGCTCGTCGTGCTCGCGGCCGTGCTCGCACCGCTCGGCGCGATCGCATTCGCGTTTTCTGCGCTCGGCGCGATCGGGTTCGCGACGGTCGGCATTTTCGCCGGCGTCGCTGTCGGCATTGTCGCGGCGATCGCGGCGATCGGCGTCGCGGTCTATACCTATTGGGAGCCAATCAAGGCTTTCTTTTCCGGCCTATGGTCACAAGTACAGCAAGCGTTCGCCGGCGGCATTTCAGGCATCGGCGCGCTTATCGTCAATTGGTCCCCCTTGGGTCTGTTCTATCAGGCATTCGCCGGCGTGATGCAGTATTTCGGCATCGACATGCCGGCGAAGTTTTCGGAATTCGGCGGCAACCTGATCGCCGGCCTCGTTAATGGCATCACTAGCGGCCTCGGCGCTGTGCAAGCGGCGATCACCAACGTCGCGAGTAACACGGTCGGATGGTTCAAGGAAAAGCTCGGCATCCATAGCCCGTCGCGAGTGTTCGGCGAGCTGGGCGGATTCATCACGCAAGGCGCGGCGATCGGCATGGAAGGCGAGCAAGGCCGCATCGCGAAAGCGGCGGTCGGCCTCGCGACGCTCGCCGCGACTTCATTCGCCGCGCAAGGCGTACAGGCGGCCGGCACGCCCGCCGGCGGCCCCGGCGTGGCAATTGATACCCGCCCTGCCCTGCAAGCCCCGCCAGCGGCCGGAAAATCGGCCGGCGGCGCATCGGCGGCCGGCGGCGACACCTACATTTTTCAGATTTCCGGCGGCGGCGCTGATGAAATCGAAACGCGGATTCGCAAGGTACTCGCCGACATTGAACGCAAGAAGGCCTCGCGCGTTAGCTCGCGCCTGTCCGATTAACGGAGAAAGAAACGATGATGATGTCGCTCGGCCAATTCGTTTTCAGTCTGTCGACACTGGCCTATCAAGAGCTGCAACGGCGCACGAGCTGGAAGCACGCGAGCACGTCGCGCGTCGGCGGTCGCAACGCGCGGCAATTCACCGGCCCCGGCGATGACACGATCACGCTCACGGGCTGGTTTGCCCCCGATCAAGGTATCGGCAAGCTCGCGTCGCTTACCGAGCTGCGCACGATGGCCGACGAAGGCGACGCGTATGCGCTCGTCGACGGCACGGGCACGGTGTACGGCGCATTCGTGATCGAAGGCCTCGACGAAGGGCAATCGCTTCACCAAAAGGACGGCACGCCGAGGCGCGTCGAATTCACGCTGAACCTCACGCGCGTCGACGATGGCCTCGTGAAAACGAAAACCGAGCCGGCGAAGGACAAGGCGCAATGAAGCAACCGACGCCGATCTATCAGATCACGCTCAACGGCAAAGACCTCACGAGCAGGATTTCGCCGCGCCTGAATCACCTGTCGCTCGACGAGTCGCGATCGGACGAAGCCGATACGCTGATGCTCTCGCTCGACGATGCCGATGGAAAGCTCGCGCTACCCAAGCGCGGCGAAGTCGTGCGCGTGGCGTTCGGATGGTCCGACACTGGCCTCGTCGACAAGGGTTCTTTCACGATCAACGAAATCGAACATGCCGGCTCCCCGGATATGCTCACCATTCAGGCCCGATCGGCTTCAATGACAAAAGGCCTCGGCGAGCGAAAGGAAAAGAGCTGGCACGGCGAGACGATCGGCGCGATCGTGCGCAAGATCGCCGGCGCGCACGGCCTTAAACCGGCGATCGCCGACGCACTTTCTAAAATCGTGATCGCGCACATCGATCAAACGCACGAGTCGGATATGTCGTTTCTCACGCGCCTCGCGAAGCGTTACGACGCCGTGATGAACGTGAAAGACACGCACTTGCTTTTCGTGCCGATCGGGCACGGCACGAGCGTTACCGGCAAGGCGCTCGGCCCCGTTGAGCTGACGCGCAAGGAAGGCGACCGGCACCGCTATCACATATCGGAGCGCGAGAACTATGCGTGCGTGCGGGCGTTCTATCACGCGACCGGCCGCGCGAAACGCAAGTCGATCGTCGTCGGCGGCGAAGATAACCATAGCGCGAAGGTATTGCCGGAAACCTACCCGACCGAAGCCGAGGCACGCGCGGCGGCAACGGCCGAGCTGAACCGCACGCAGCGAAGCCAGGCGACGATGACCTATAACCTCGCGCTCGGCCGGCCCGACCTCTATCCAGAAGTGCCCGTTTATCTGAATGGCTTTAAGCCCGATATCGATGCCGAATCATGGCTTGTGAAAAAGGTGCGGCACGAGATCGACGGCAACGGCGGTTATACGTGCGACCTCGAACTCGAAACGCGCGACGATCCGACGAGCGACCGGCACCGCTCACACTTCCGCAAGGGCGGTCAATAAAACGACCGTTTTCGTTACTGTTCGGCTTTGGGGCGTTCGACGCCCCTTTTTTTCGCCCATACCGTAAAGAAACCTCGTAAAATAATCAAAGTAACGAAAACGCCCGTTAGACGGGTTTCTTAACGACAACAAAAACGGACCATGCAAAAACACCTGATCGTGATGGCGTGCTCGGCGACGAAGGCCGCGACACCCTCGCCGGCGTTCGAGCTGTATCAAGGCGTCATGTATTCGACGTTTCGCGCCAACGCGCCGGCGACGCGGCCGGCCGTTGTCATCCTGTCGGCAAAGCACGGTTTCATCGAAGCCGATCGCGTGATCGATCCATACGAGCAACGCATGACCGAGGCGCGCGCCGATGAAATGCTCGCCGAGCTGCCGGATTTCGACGCGATCGAATGGCCGGCCGGCGTGCGGTCGATACTGCTGGCCGGCGGCAAGACATACCGGCGCGTGATGCGCGCGGCGATCGAGCGGCGCATCGAACTCGGCTTGCTCGATCGCGACGTGACGATCACGAACACGGCCGGCGGCATCGGCTACCAACGCGCGCAGCTCGGCGCGTATCTGCGCGACATGGGCCGACTCAATGCGGGCGACTTGCCGCTCGTGCGCTGCGGCTCATGCGAGAACATGACCATACACACCCCGCCCTATCCGGCCGATCAATGCTTGTGCGCAGAGTGTGAGCGCGTCGTCGGCGAAATGCGCGAGGCGGGCGAGCTATGAATGAAACATGGTTCAACGTCGACGCCGAGCGTATGCGTTTCGACCTGTACATCGGCACATTCGAGCCGACGCCGCGCACGCAGCTCGACGAGCTGGCCGCCGAGTATCACGAGCGATGCGAGGCATACGATCGACGCGTATGCACTGGCCCGATAGTGCGCGACTCGATCATGCCGGCAAACCATCGCGAGCTGCGGCTCATCAATACGCATGCAATCGCGGTATTGCGCGAGCTGCGAAGCCGCGCCGAGCTGCACGGCTTTTCACCGATTCAACTTTTCAGAGCGATTCAAGACCATGCGTGATCCGGCCGACAAGGGCACACTCGATATCGTCACCGGCGGCATGCGCATCGGCTATGCGCGCGTGTCGACGGTCGACCAAAATCTAGAGCTGCAACACGACGCGCTCGCGCGAGCTGGTTGCGTACAGGTGTACGAAGAAAAGGCGAGCGGGAAATCGAAGGCCGGGCGGCCCGAGCTGGCGAACATGATGCGCGCATTGCGCAAGGGCGACACGCTGATCGTTTGGCGGCTCGATCGCCTCGGCCGCTCGCTTGTCGACCTCGTGCAGCTCGTCGACGAGCTGGCCGTGCGTGGCGTCGCGTTCGAAAGCCTGTCGGAAAAGATCGACACGAGCACCGCGCAAGGCCGCATGTTTTTCGGCTTTATCGCGGCGATGGCGCAATATCAGCGCGACGTGATAAGCGAGAACACGAAGGCCGGTCTAGAAGCATCGAAGGCGCGCGGCCGATCGGGCGGCCGCCCTGCCAAGCTCGACGACAAGGCGATCGCCGAAATACTCGTGCTGCGCGCAAGCCCTGATATCTCGATGGCGAGCATCGCGAAGCGCTACGGCGTGAGCAAGCCGACGCTTTACAACGCTCTCGAACGGGCGAAGAAAAAGGAGGCTGACAAGGCAAAGCCCGCGCGCAAGAAACCTACCGCACGCAGCGCAAGTGCCCGAAGCAATACCCGATGAACTCAACGGCGTCGGCCTCGTCGTCGCCGACCAATTCATTCGCATAAGTCGGGTTATCGGTTAGCAAGTGCAGCGCGCCGGCGTGCATCCGTTGCACCCGGCGTATTCGAAGGCTGTCACCGATCCGCACCACATACACGCCGTCGACATCGCGCGTCCTGCGATCGACGATCACCACATCACCATCATTGATCGTCGGCGACATGACATTGCCGGCGTTTCGAAACGCGATCGCATCATCAAGCACCGCACCACATGACTCTAACCACGATCGCGGCACGCGCATCGTGAGCTGTGGCGTTGAACTCAATTCAGGTATGCCCGCCAAGTCATAGGCGGGTATGTCGATATAGGCATCGTCGGGAGCTGTCATGTTGTCACCGTGCATCGTTAGTTCGGGTTCCTCGATCCCCGGCGATCCCCGGCCGAGCACCAACCAATCGAGAGACACCCCTTTCTTTTCCGCGAGTGCAACGCATTCGGCGAGCGGCATCCTGTCCCGGATTTTCCACACGGCCGGCTGACTGCGCGAAGCCCCTATGGCCTCGGCAAGTTCTACATCGGCCTTAACGCCGACTACCTCTTTCATTCTGTCGACGATGGCTTGAATACGCGCTTTATTTTGACTCATTTCGCGGGTTAAAAATTTCAAAAAGATACGTGCGTTAGGCAACAGTAAGGCATATAATTACAGTTAGTAACACTAAGCGACAACCTGTTACAACCTGAAAACGATATGCCCACGACAAATACTGAACATGCGACGGCGAAACGTGTGCCGATCCCACTTAGCGCCGACGAAATCGACGCTTTGCAACGCCTCGCGAAGCAGGATCAACGAAGCGAAGCACAGATGGCTCGGATTATCTATCTCGCAGGACTTGAACAATATGCGAGAGCGATTAAAAGACGAAGCCGGTAATAGATTCAATTGCGGTAATGGATTCAGAAACCGTGAAGGGTTAAGGCCGGGGGCGGATTCCTTATCTCGAACGGAGTAACAAACACCATGCGAATCACTCTCGCCTGTCCGCACTGCCGAAGCCGTGTCATTGCAAGAACGTCGCGCGAGCTGTCGACAACCATGCGCGAAATCGTGTTCGTTTGTATCGACTACACATGCGGTCACACGTTCGTCGCGCAGCTCGAAGCGGTACGCACGCTGTCGCCGAGTGCAAAGCCGAATGAGGCAATTAGTTTGCCGCTTTCCCCACACGTCAAAGAACGCGTGATGAAACAACTTCAATTGCTCGCTGACTGAGCGCGCAACCTTTTGAGGGACCGGACCATGTTTAACACCGACAAGCCTTTGCATTACGTCGCACTCTCTTATCTCGCCGCGCATCAAGGCGAACACCTCGAACACGATCGCGCATTGCTGATCGATCGATGTGTCGCTCACCTGATCGAAACGCAATTCGTTTCGAAGCGCGAGGCGGAAATCGCAACGCTCCAAGCGTTCGGCGAACACGAGTCGCGCCGTTGCAAGGCATACGTCGACGTGTCGCTCACCACGAGCCATACCGTGTTTATCCGTGACCCTCGAAACGGCCGCATGCGTGTTTTCACGGTCGCCGAGCTGATGGACCTTGTAAAGACGCCGGCACTGTCTAGCGTGCCCGTACCGAGCACTCGCGACATGCTCGCGAACGGCCTCGGCGAGCCGGCCGACACCCTCTAAACCAATCCCCGAATAAACCCTTTCCGAGCCGCGCTTGACGAGCTGCGGCCGGGACAACTCACGCCCGCGATACGTAAAAACATGGCCTCGATTGAAGAACTGAAGCGCCGGATTGACCTGCACGACCTCGCCGACCGGCTCGGCATCAAGAAAGGGAAAGGCGGCGAAAACGCGAACTATCATTCGCCGCACTCGCGCGACACAATCCCCTCGCTGTCGATCTATCAGGATCACCCGAAGTACGGCACTGGATGGAAAGACCACTCGGCCCCGGACAAGAAAGGCACCTGTATCGATCTGGTGATGTATGTGCAAGGGTGCGATGTATCCGAGGCTATGAAGTATCTGCACGAAACGTTCGGCATTCCGTTCGACCGCATCGACAAGCCCGCCGAGACGCGCCCGAAAACGGCCGTCGACTACATCGCAGAGCGCTCGATCGAGCTGCGCGAGAAAGCACGCGACTATCTCAAGGGGCGCGGCATCACCGACGCGGCGATCGATCGGGCGTTCAAGTGCAAGACGGTCGGTTATAACGACTACACAAGCCCGAAGCGTAAGGCCGGCGAAGTCGGGCACGGCGGCCCGGCTGTTGTGTTCCTCGTGCATACCCTTAACGCATCGCAGCTCGTCGCGGCTGACATGCGTTATTTCGACCCGGCAATTAACGGCAACGTCAAGACGCAGACCCAAGGCGATAAAGACGGGCACGGCTGGACCGCTGACGCGCGCAAGCTGCTCGCCGCGCACCGTGTCGTGATCGTCGAAAGCGCTATCAATGCGCTGTCTGTCGACTCTCTCAACATCCCCGGCACGGCCGCCTATGCGCTGCGCGGCATCGGCAACGTCGACAACATCGACTTTACGTTTCTGCGCGGTAAGCAAGTCGTGATCTGCCTGGACAACGACGAGCCGATCGCCGAAGGCAAGCCGCGCGCCGGCGAACGCCCCGGCCCTGATGCCGCATGCAAGCTATACGAACGCCTAACCGCGCTCAACGTTGCGTGCATCCTGATCGATCAAGCCGATTGGGTGAAAGACCTTGCGGACGGCTCGAACAAGGCCGAGTCGATCAACGATGTAAATGACTATCTGCAACTGCGCGGCCCCGACGAGCTGCGCAAGGCGCTCGACACTTACGAGCAATGGCTTATCCCCGGCATGGCCGGCGACACGACTCGGAAAGGAAAGCCGCGCGTGTTCCTGCCCTCGCACGACTTCGCGCAATACTGGCGTTTCCGCTCACGGCTCGATTTCTCGACGTACATCGCCAAGGCCGGCGAAACCGAAGAAGATGCGCCGACGCATATCGACCTCGCCGGCTTTCGCGTCGCATCGTTGAGCCGCGTGTCTGTCGCGAGCGCGTCGTCGACCATGACCGGAGATCCCGACAACTCGCCGACCGTCTATTTCGCCGTCACCGTGCAGACACCGCGACACGGCGCGGACCTCACGCGCGCCGTTCTGCAGGACAAGCAAATTCACAACCTCACGGTATGGAACCAGTTCGGCCCGATCTGGGAGCCGAAACGTTTCTCGCGCATGGTGACGATTCTTGAACGCTCGGCCCACCTCGGCGCACGCAAGGCCGCGAACTATGTCGGCCTCGCATGGCGCGACGGCCGCCTCGTCGTCAACGAAGGCCCCGATTGCTATTTCACGAACGCCGAACAGCAATGCCCGTATCACAACCTGACGTTTCCGAGCGGTGCGGCCTCGGACGCGGCCCGCGTGCTCGCCAAGTATCAAGAGACGTTCAAAGACAACGCGGCGGCTCTCGCGCTCGTTTGGGGCCTCGGCGGGCACCTTAAGGCCCTGCTCGGATTCTGGCCGCACATGATGATGCAAGCCGACAAGAGCGCCGGTAAATCGACGCTTATCAAGGCGCTCGAACGCACGATCGGTTTCACGATGTTTTCGGGCCAATCGCTGCAAACCGAATTCCGCTTGCTGACGAGCATTAGTCACACGTCGCACCCGGTCGGATGGGAAGAACTGAGCGCGCGTAAGCAAGACGTGATCGATAAGGCGGTCGGCCTGCTGCAAGAGAACTACCAATACACGATCACGAAACGCGGCTCGGAAATGACCGAATACGTGCTCTCTGCGCCCGTGCTGCTCGCCGGCGAGGATGTGCCCGTGCGATCGCTGCACGGAAAGCTCGTGCGCACGAACCTCACCGGCAAGAAAGGCCCGATGCTGCCGCGTGATCTGCCGCGCTTTCCCGTGCGTCAATGGTTGCAATACCTCGCCGAGCTGGACCGCGACACCGTGCTCGACAAGTACGAAGAACTTCGCGCGCACTGCCTGAAAAAGAGCTGCGGAAGCGGCGACGACGAAGGCGGGAAACGTATGGCCTCGAACTATGCCGCGCTGCTGCTCGCATGGGGTTATTTGTGCGACTTCGCCGGCATGCCAACCAACACCGGCGACTTTGGAAACGACTTGCTCGCCGAAATGAATCGCCACGTCGCCGAGACGAGTGCCGATCGCTCGCCGTGGGTCTGGATTCTCGAAACGGCTCTCTCTGAGATTGATTCGGGCGCGTTCAAGCACCCGTATAAATTCGATGACGTTGAAGGCGAAGATTGCTTGCTCGTGCGGCCGGCTCACATCATGGATCACATTGCCGGCTCGAACAGTCTGCGCGAGAAGTGGAACGCCCTGCCCGTCAAAACGCCGGCCGTGTTCCGCCGTCAATTGCTGTCGGCCGGCGTCGCGGTCGGCGACAAGGAAATCGAGCGAACGATCCATCAAAAGCGCGTGCAACACCTCACACCGCTATCGCTCAAGCGCCTCGCCGGCTATGGCCTGTCCGTCGCGCGCAATCTGAACCACGTACACGAGAATTGATGCGATGCGGACAAACAGCACCGTAATACTCGCCGGCGAGCTGCCGCGCAACATCGCTTTTCGGGAATGGGTAACGACCTTCACGACCGACACCGAAACCGTGAGCGAGGCGCAAGCCGCGATGTTTATTCGCCTCGTTTGCGAAATCGAATCGCGCGCCGAGCTGGCAACCAACGACGAAGCCGTGCAGCGCTTTCACACCATTTTGCGGCGCACCTTTCTCGCCTGGCGTGATGCACGACACCGGACCCAATGAGACGGGCGCCGGCGCGGCGCTGGCCGGCCGCCCTGCCCTACCCCTTACCCGAACCCTGCCGGCCGCCTCTGCGGCCCGCCTATCGACCGGAGCGATGTTTATGACGTACCGCGAGGCTTTGAAAAAGACGGCTTTGTTTGTTCCCGTATCGCTGATCGACCGCGGACTATGGCGAGCCCTCGGCGAGCACGCCGGCGAGCTGCTTGTCGCGCTCGTCGCGCTCGTCGGCCGGCTCGGCGCGATCGCGCTCTATCCGATCGCCGTGCCGATCCTCGCCGCGCTTGTCGTCGCGGCCGAGCGTGCGAACGAGCGCGAGCGTGAGCGCGTTGCGCGCGAGCTGGCCGCCGAATGGGGCGAGCCGATCGAGCTGCGCACCGTCGACACGGCGACAAGCCCATGAAAAAGGCCGCTGACGCTCTCGCGCCGGCGGCCCACTGAATACCCCCTGCCTGACCTTTGGCCGCCTCGTGCGGCCTTTTTTTCGGCCCTACCTCGGCGCGTATCCGGCCGAGCGCAATGCGGCTTGCAACTTCTCGACCGCATCGCGCATCACATAGGCCTCGTCGTTGTCGACCGAGCACGAGCGAAGATCGGTAAAGGTGATGCGCTTGCACAACTGCGCGAGCGCGACGGCCTCGGCCTCGCTCATTTCTGCGAAGTAGCCCGATGGCTCTGACGCCTCGGCATCGTCGATATAGATTTTCATGCACGTCATGTAAGCCCCCTTTTTACCGTTCAAGCCAACCAATCGACTCTACACAAATCTTTTCGTCGTCGACCCGGCACGTATCGCTCGCGTCGGCGATCACCCGCCACGCCGACGCGCACGCGATTTCGAGCGCCGCGAAGATCAACACAACGGCCGCGAGTCTCATGGCACCCTCGCCGAATTACGTCGCAATGCGATCGCCCTCGCTGCTTTGTAGTGCCTCACGGCGTCGGCGACGAACGGGGCGAGCACGTGCGCCTCTTTTAGCAGCTCTGCTTCTATCGCCCCGATTAGACGTTCGCCGCCCTTTCTGCCGTTGCAAGCTCGACAAGTTGCAGTCAGATTGCGCGGCTCGTCGCTGCCCCCTAACACCCTCGGCACGATATGGTCGGCCGAGTCGGCAACACCGCCACAG